GCTAGGCACAGACGCCCGTGGGCAGGGTATTGTCTACCGCGCCAATGGCTACACTGGCGTTCGCATTTCGACCCATGCAATAGAGTACGCCATCGCCCAGTACGGCAATATCTCGGACGCTATTGCCTACACCTACCAGCAAGAAGGCCACGCTTTTTATGTGCTGACCTTCCCTAGCGGCAACGCTACGTGGGTGTACGACGTAGCCACGCAAGCCTGGCATGAACGCGCTGGCTTTGACAGCGGCGAGTTTATGCGGCACCGCAGCAACTGCCAGTGCAACTTTGGCGGCAACATCATTGTTGGCGACTTTGCAAACGGCAACATCTACACGTTTGACTTGGATGTGTACGCCGACAATGGCGGCATCCAAAAGTGGCTGCGGTCATGGCGGGCGCTGCCCACCGGCCAGAACAACCTCAAGCGCACCGCGCAGCACAGCTTGCAACTGGACTGCGAAACTGGTGTCGGTTTGAATTTGTACCCTGCCTATGACAGCGAAAATATTGACACTGAGGCGGGGTTAGACCTTGTAGCCGAATACGTGCAGACGTTTTTGGCCACGCAAGCAGGCGACACCTTGACCACCGAGGCAGGCGATGGTTTTGAGCCGCTTGGGCAGTACGAACTATCAGATGAAGACATTAACGGCTACAACCTGATAACCAATTCTTACCCTGCGGCACCAGGCTACAACCCCGAGGTCATGCTGCGCTGGTCGGATGACGGCGGTCACACATATTCAAACGAGCATTGGTCATCAATTGGAAAACTTGGCGCGTATGGGCACAGGACTTTCTGGCGTAGGCTGGGCATGACACTAAAGCTGCGCGATAGAGTCTATGAACTTTCTGGCACTGATCCGGTAAAAATTGCCATCGTGGGCGCGGAATTGATCGTAAGCCCGACCAATGCCTGATTATGGTGACTTCGGTACCAAACACTTCGCAAATCACGCCGCCCCGCGTGCCGCTTACTGACGAGCGCACGGGGGCGGTTTCGCGTGAGTGGTATCGCTGGTTTTACAACATCTACAACATTACTGGCGGCGGTACTGGCATCACGCCAATTGTCAACGGCGGCACGGGTCTAGGGGTTGTCCCTACCAACGGCCAATTGCTAATTGGCAATGGCACAGGGTATACCCTTAACACGCTTGGTTTCGGCGCTGGCATCTCAGTCACCAATGGGGTCGGCACCGTTATGGTAGCCAACACGGGCGTGCTGTCGTTTGCAGGCGGCACTACTGGCCTAACTCCCGTCGCGGCCACCACGGGCGCTGTAACGCTTGCAGGGACGCTGATTGCGGTCAATGGCGGTACAGGGTTTGGCTCTTATGCTATTGGCGATCTGTTGTACGCTAACACAACAACCACTTTGGCAAAACTGCCTGATGTTGCTACAGGCAACGCGCTTATCTCGGGCGGCGTGGGCGTTGCGCCAGCATGGGGCAAAATTGGCCTAACAACCCATGTCAGCGGCATACTGACTGTGCCCAATGGCGGTTCGGGGGCGGCTACGTTGACGGGCTATGTCAAGGGCAACGGCGTTGCGGCTTTTACGGCAGCGGCTACAATTCCCAACACTGACATTACTGGCTTGGGCACCATGTCCGTTAAGAACATTGGCGTATCAGGATCATTTACCACCGTCGATCTAAAGACAGTCACTGTCACTGACGGCATCATTACGAGCATCGTATGATGCAATTAGCTTGCGGTCAAGAATTTAATCTTGCGGAAATTACGCCGGACAAAGTGTTGGCGTTGCAAGATGAATTGCTTAAAATGCCGCAAGCCGACATTGTTACAGAGCATACGTTTTTGCCCAAGGTTTACGAGCGCAAGATTACGATCCCGCCTTGGGTTGTGTTGACGGGCGCAGAGCACAAAACACCCTATCGCGTTCGGCTGGAAAAGGGCACAATTGCGGTAAATACAGAAGATGGCGTAAAAGTGCTCACCGGCCCCTGCGAATTTGACGCTGCTGCCGGTATGCAACGGGCGGGGCGGGTGTTTGAAGACGAAGTGGTGTGGGTTGATGTTTACGACAATCCAGACGACTGCACCGACATTGCTGTGTTAGAAGACCGTTTGTATGTGGTGCCCGAATGCGGGCTTGGCGATAGTCGGACAGAAGCACAGAAAGCAAAAATTGCTTACCGTGCTTTTTTGTATCAAATTGGATTGGTTACGACAAACAAATTTACCTACGACATCTGTGATGTGGTAGCGCGTAAAATGCAACGCAAGGGGAAATAATATGGCTGGATGGATAGCAGCAGCAACAGTCGGCAGCGCTTTAATTGGCGCTAACTCAGCTAGCCGAGCAGCAAGCACACAAGCCGCTGCGGCTGACCGTGCGGCTGAACTGCAACGCGAGCAGTTTGAGCGTCAAGTTGAACTGCAAGCCCCGTTCCGTGAGGCCGGTGTTCGTGCGTTGCCAGAACTAGAAACAGCGTCTAGGTACACACCGTTTGGCATGAAGCAGTTTACTGCTGACCCTGGCTACGGCTTTCGGTTGGCTGAAGGCCAGAAGGCACTTGATCGTCAAGCCGCTGCCCGTGGCGGGCTGATCTCCGGCGGCGCTCTTAGGGCCGCGCAACGCTACGGCCAAGAGATGGGTAGCCAAGAGTACACCAACGCTTTCAATCGTTACCAGACCGAGCGTCAGGCTCGCCTCAACCCGCTGCAATCTTTGGCCGGTGTCGGCCAAACTTCTGTAGCCCAGTTAGGCCAAGCTGGTCAAGCAATGGCAACTGGTGTTGGTGAGGCTGGCGGTCAAGCAGCGCAGGCCCGCGCTTCTGGTTACATGGGCGGCGCAAACGCTTTGTCGCAGGGTCTAAATCAATATTTGAACTACAGCCAAGGGCAACAGCGCAACGCGCTATTGCAACGGGCTATCGGCCAACAACAGCCAGGGCTAGAACAACTAGGTGAAGGGTCTTACTAATCATGGCACTCGTAAACCCCAACATTGCGATGAGTTATCGCGGTATTGAACTTCCGCAACAGAACGCGCTGGCTGACTACGCCGCCGTTCAACAAATTCAAGGCGGGCGGCAAACGCAAGAATTAAATCAGATGAAGATGCAAGAGTACGAACGCGCCCGTACCGAAGAAGAAGGCTTGCGTAATTACTTGGCGCAAGCTGACTTTGCCAAACCGGAAGCGCGGACTGGTTTAGCGCGCTTTGGCAAAACTGGCTTGGCGTATGGCAAGGCTTTGACCGAGCAAGACACGGCAGCGCTAACGCAACGCGAAGCCGCTTTTAAAGTTCAAAAAGCTAAAGGCGATTTTATTGCTCAAGCAAAACGTGACACAAGCCAAAACCCTTCTGACGCAAACCTTACCGCGTTTAAAGAAGATTTGCTGGCTAATCCGCTATTTACCGAGCCTGAAAAATTGCAACTAGGCGCAAATATCGACCGAATTTTGACTATGCCAGTTGGCGAGCGGCGCTCGTTTATGGCTAGCCAAGGCGCTAGCCCAGGCGAACTCAAACCAACTGTGCAGTCTGTCAATAGAGGCGGGCAAACAGATGTACTTAGCGTGCCCGCCTTTACTGGTACGCCCACTACTTTGACCCAATTGGCCGATGTGCCGTTGCCTCCTCTTGTGGAAGCACAAAAGTCGCGGATTGGCAAAGCTAGCGCGGCAAGCACATCCGTTAATGTCAGCACAGAAAAAAAATATGGTGAAAACTTAGCCGGAAAAATAGCAGACCGCGATGATGCTAAGTTAGGCGCGGCAGAAAAAGCACCTCAGTTGGCCGAAAGCGCCAATCGAATTATTGACTTGGTAAAACAAGGCAACGTATTTACAGGGCCAATTGCAGATATTAAATTAAACGTTGCGCGGGGGTTAAACGTACTAGGCGCAAGTAACGAAGAAAAAATTGCTAACACTGAATTGCTTATCGCCGCTACAGGTCAAAGCACTTTGGACGCAATTAAAAGCGCTGGTTTAGGTACTGGGCAAGGCTTTACAGATAAAGACCTTAACTTTTTGCGCGGGATTGCAGGCGGCAAAATTGACTTTAGACCAGAAACACTTACGGAGTTGGCTAGACTTCAACATTTAGCTGCTACTCGTAGCGTACAAGCATGGAACACTCGGTTTAAAGATATACCTAAATCGTCAATTGAAGGTATGGGACTTCGTACTGCCCCTGACGTGCCGCCGCTATCGCCTAGCGCAATATTTGCAAGAAACCCAAAAACAAACGAGCGCATACAGTCTCTTGACGGCGGCAACACTTGGAAACCAGTAGGGGGTAAGTAATGGCTTTACCACGAGGATTTGAACTTGAGCAAGTTGCGCCGCCGCAACAAGCTACAGGTGTAAATTTGCCGCCAGGGTTTGAAATGGAAACCAGCGGCATTCCCAAACAACGTCGGTCTTTTTCCGATGTGCCGGGCGAAGCCTTAGCTAACGTGGGGACAAGCGCGGCAAATTTTTACAAAGGTTTGATTACCGCAATTACAAACCCTGTGCAAACGGCAACAGGTATATTAGACGTAGGCGCTGGTGCTTTACAAAATTTATTGCCTAAAGATCTTGTTGATTTGGTTAATCAGATTGACAACAAGCCCGAAGCGGCCAAGCGTGCGGTTGACGCAGCCAACGCTGCGGGTGGCATGTTAAAAGACCGATACGGTAGCGTTGAGGCGCTAAAGAATACTTTGGCAACTGATCCTGTGGGCGCGGCGGCTGACCTATCTACACTGTTTACAGGTGGTGCATCTGCAACGGCCCGCATAGCCCCCACAGCATCTAAAGTGATGGGCGCTGTTGGCAAATACACCAACCCATTGTTACCTGTTACTACCGCCGCTAACTATGGT